CTTCATTAGTACCAGGGTCGGTTACTACTGGCGTTTGCCCCGTTAATACATTAGTTGTTGATATTGATAATGCCATTATGCGCGCCCTTCTGTTTGTGCTTTGTTAAGTGCTGCCGCGATAGCATCAATTAAATCATCACCTGAATCAGTGCCAAAGTTAATAGTTGCAGCCTGTGAGCCACCAGCGCTTGAATCAGAAATATCAAGGCTAGATGTGTCTTGCTCGAAATCTGACTGACTTGTTGGGGTTGGAGCTGATGCAATTGATGGTACACTGCCTCCACCCTTTGAGGCGCCAAGTATAGCTGCAATCTGAGCAGCACCCATGACGCCAGTTAATGCAGCACCCGCGTAATCCTGTGATGCTAAAGCCTTTGTAACACCTGTTGCGGTGTTTACTAATGCAATACCAGCGCTCACAGACTTGTTATCCTCAAATACAAAGCTTGCAAGTGCTATTGCATCATTGGCAAATTGCTGCTCCCTTGCTGCGTTCTGCTTTGCAATCTTACCATCAAGCTTATCTTGCTTTGATTTATCCTTATCAAGTTTTCTTTGCTTTTTCTCTCTTTCTTTTTCAGCCTTTTGTATGGCGTCCTGTTCTTTTTCCATCGCGGTTAGCTTTATAGCTAACTGAGCATCTTCGAACTCTTGCAATAACTCTAACTTTAGTTCATTACGCTCGGCGATGTTTTCAATTTCAACATCAAGCAATGCATTTTCTTCGTCAAACTTCTTTTGCAATAATTCTTGCTCGGTCTTAAAGCGATCCTTTATTGCTTCAACCTCACGATTAATCTTTTTTATCGTTGGGCTTTCTTCGTCATCACCACCTGTACCACCCGCGCTATCTTCTTCGGTTATAGTGGGTACGACTAAATCTTTACCTATTCTTTCGGCGCCTTCTTTAACGTCAGTAACTAGCTTTTCAATAACATCGCTGGTTAATTTTGCACGCTCTTGCAATACACCTGTTAACGTATCCGTACCGTTAACCATGTCAGTAACAGCGGCTTGAGATATTTCAAGGATATTACCCCAACCAGTGGCGATTAAGCTAAACACATTACCGGTAGTTACTAGGAATTCAGTAGTGACCTTTATTGCTCTTGATATTTCTTCCGCATAATCAGCAACAGCTTGTCTTGATTCGCCGCTCAACTTGGTTGTCATCTTGTCGAATTCAATACCAACAGCGGTTATTTTATTTATATCTTCTTGAGTTAGTGCGACATTCATAGCATCAAAATCATCAGTTAATGCTTTTAATGCCGAAGAGCCGTCTTTCAGTAAAGGAATTAAATCAGTGGTATCGGATGCCATACCCTCAAGAGCAAATGACATTTGACCAGCAGATATGCCGCCCTCGTCCATTCGTTTAACCATTTCCTGAAGTACATCAGTACCGCTCATTTCTTCGAATTCGTTAGCTAATGACTTTGCTTCGGTAGCAGTAAGCCCCATAACGTCAGCGAAGTCTTGAAATCCACCGCCGCCCGTAGCAATAAACTCTGAGATTTTCTCGTTGGTATCTTTGCCAATATCACCAAGCTTTTCAAGTGACACGCCAACAGTGTTAGCAGCAAAAGCCCAGGCCTGCATCTTCTCGATGTTTTCGCCGTTTCGTTTGGTTGCTATTTGTAATTCTTTAGCGTATTGGACTGTTTCAGTTATTAGTGCTGCGGCAGCTACAGCGGCAGCAGTCAAGGCAACTGCTGCGCCCTTAGCTACACTGGTGAATTTCTGTAGCTTAGCGTCAGATTTGGATGTTGTGCCGCCCAACTTGTCCAGCTTGTTATCTGTTTCAGTTAATGCGGAATCTAGTTGCGCAGTATCTGCACTTAACTTAACTATTAGTTTTTCGCTAGCCATTCTCTAGAAGCTCCGTTTAGTTTTCTTTCAAAATTAAGCATTATAGATAGGTCTGTAGTGCTACTAGTTTCTTGATCAGTCAAGTGCATCAACTCAACAAAGTCTAACTTCCACGCCTCGGACGGCTGTATTTCTAATTCATTTACTGCATGCTTGAACCAATGCCAATAATTAAATTTAAATTCGTTACGCTTACCCGTTATTAGTCCGAGGTATCCTTTTTTTTTACGTGTATATTTTCGTTTATATATCGATTGACTTCCATGGCAATACCGACAATAACAAGCGGGTAAGGTTCACTTAAATCATCATCACGACTTGATTGTACCCACGACACGCGAAAGGTAGCATCCTGAAACTCATCAAGCGTTGCGTGACTTTCCTTATCTGTAATCGACATAAACAAATGGCAAGCAACCTCTCTAGAATACAACTTACTTAATTGAGTAAGTCGGTCGAGTATAGATGCATCTTTTAACTCTGTGAACTTATGTATATATTCCATAAGCACAGGATGAAGATCAAGCCCCGTCGCATCGGTAAACCGCTTGCAAGAAGCAAGCGACATACCATACGAGTAAGACTTATAAGCTAGCTTGAATTCCATTATGTTACCGCTGGCGTATGAACTACAGGGCCAGATGAATTAAATGAAATAGTTGAAGCAACAGCAGTACCCATACCAAGCGAATCACTTAATCCAGTAGGGAAAAATAATCCGCTAAACGACTCATCAGTCGTAGCATCTGACACGTAAGTCAACTTTTCTAAACTGAGTGTCGTTATTGTAAATAAAGTCACCAGAAAGGACGTGTTGCTTTGTTGCGTTTTCACCCGCCAAGTAAGTTACAGCATCGCCGTTTGATTTATTTGATGTTTCAATTAGTGTGCCGCCGTAAGTATGGGTTAATGAACCCTGACCTACGATTTCACCCGTTCCGTTTTGAACGATACACGCCGTTCCATTTATCTCACCACTACTAGCCATGGTATTTTCCTCTTATCCGTTATTTGCAAATTCGCCATGATTGGCTTTTCTATACTTGAATACTATCTACTTGAAAAGGTCAAATAATTCACGCTGATGTCACGCTGATACCATGCCTCACTTTCAGAGCCAGTGTTAACAGTGCTTTCTAATGCCTGAACCGTCTGTGTATTATACACCATTTGAGTGTTATATTTAAATGCTGATATTAATTCGTCAATTGCAAGTAATTGAGCCTCATCAAACTTGTTACTGTTTAGTGCTACAAATACGCTAATCTGAAATATACCACGCTGCTCATCACCGCTTGCACCTGTCTTTCCCATACTTTCAGTTGTAGCTGGTATAAAGTAAGCAGCAAGCCATAGCGACTTATTGGCAGGATCGAATTTATAGTTCTCAAAAGCTACGTCATCACCAGTTAATCCAGTTGGTAAATTATTAAGCAAGTGAGTCGTCATCGCTCTTTTAGTTTCAAAATACGACATTTACAGTGACCTTATTTTATTTTGCATTGCAATTATTAACCCTCTCACCCACCCTTTGGGGGCGACCTGTCCACTAAAGCCGTTAACGGAAAGTATTTGGTAGCCGCTTTTTGTCCAGCTACCTTTTTTAACTGATGTAGGAAACCCGCCATATTCAAGTATATTTATGTGCTTCTTGTTGTTGGTAAAGTATATCGACTTACCTAAAACATCTTTAGGCATCTGACTTAATTGTCTAAATGAGCCAGCACCCGAAGCTGATTTAGATGTTGTCGTGCTTGAGCTTGGCACACCAACAGTTAAGAACCAGTTGTTTCTTGTTGTGCCTGATGTGCTTTTACTTCCAACCTCGGATATTGTCAGGCCCACAGGCGTTTCAGATATGACATTCCCTAAGCCACTCATATAAACCGCTCTAACATTATCATTAGTGTTCTCGACTAATTTATCGATAGCTAAATCTAATTTAACGCGACCTATAAGCGGCATTATTTAACCCTTACCTGTGGCGTGTAAACAAGTACATCACTTGTCGGTGCAGCTTGCCCTAAATCAATTACAGTGTACCTAGTGTTACCTTGCTCGATAGTATTACCAACTTCTATCACAACAGTATTATCACAAACTAACTGTCTATCACCAGCAACAATATTGCCACCTATTAAGCTTTGATTATACTCTTTGAATATAGCGTTAACTAATTCAACAGGGCTTTCAGTTACGACAGGTGGGTTGATTGGAGTATTGCCACCCGTGTTGATCATCTGAATTAAAAATACTTTCTCGCTAGATGCTGAGCCAGTTTTATTAATCGCCTTAGCTAAACCCTTTCTGATTT